GATTCGTATTATCGGAGATGATGGTAGGCCGGACATGATTGTCGTTAACGAACACACAACGACAGCAGAAGAAGAGGTTATCAAGAACAACGTCACTATCGGTCAATACGATGTTGTGATGGATACAGGGCCAGGTTACAACAGCAAGCGTTTAGAAGCCGTAGACGCTATGTTGGATATGACCAAGGCTTATCCTGAGTTATTGCAAATTTCCGGGGATCTTATATTCAGAAATATGGACTTCCCTGGGGCAGAGACGATTGCCGATCGTTTGGCGGCAATGAATCCATTGGCTCAGATTGATGATAAGTCCGATATTCCTCCTCAAGTTCAAATGAAGTTGAAGCAAAATCAGAAGATGATCGAGGATCTGCAAAAAGAACTGCAGAATGCTCAGCTTTTATTGAAATACCGCGGCGACATCGAGCAAATGAAGCAAGAAGGCGAGACAAGGCGCACGTTGATGAAAGAAACTGCGCGTGCTCACGATACCGAATTGAAGAACGACACCAAACAACATGACGTTGAAACCCGCGCCGTGACAGCTCAAAACGTTGCTGAGATTGGCGGTATGACGCAACTCTTAAAAGAAAAAATGAAGAACAGTCATAACTCGGATGAGGCGATTAGAGAATTCGAGCGCACCGTAAAACTTAAGGACATCGAGCAATCTGATAAAGAAAATCAGGCAAGCAGCACTGAAAACTAACCTTACCTGTGAGGATCACAGGGTTTAATCGGAGGGATTATGCCGGAAATCGTAACGAGTGAAAATCTACAGTCATTCACCATGCAGAAATTAGGTATTGAACAGCCTAAAGCAGAGGAAAAAGAGGTCAAGGTCGAACCAAGGGTTGAGGCCAAACCAGAGCACGAAACAGAAGAGAAGAAAAACAAGTTTGGAGAGAGAATTTCAGAGCTGACTCGTCAAAGAAAAGCTGCTGAAGCTGAGGCCGCTGCTAACAAAGAGCGTGCGGAGAAGCTTGAGAGAGAATTAAACGCTTTAAAGTCTCCCAAGAATCCATCTGATGAACCCAAACCAGAGGAATACACAGACCACATCCAATACGCTAAAGATTATGCGGATTGGAAGGTTAAAAACGAATTGAAGGCGCGCGATGAAAAAATAGCGCAAGAACGTAAGCAAGCGGCTTGGAATGAAACATTAAAAGAGTGGGAGAAAAACTTAGTCGAAACACGAAAAGAGATACCGAATTTAGATGAAGTGTTATCTAGTGCCACAGAAATAATGGTATCGGATCAAGTTAGGGATAATATTCTGGATTCACCACAAGGCCCGAAAATACTTCACTATCTGGCAGAGAACCCAGAGTATACAGAGAAACTCGGAACTTATTCTGTTCAACGCGCTTTAAGAGAAATAGGTAAGCTCGAAGAGAGATTCGAGAAAAAAACGCCAGCCAAGGAAAACCCGAAAGAAGCAAAAGAAGAAGCGCCAAAAATTGAAGTAAAGAAAGAAAAAGCACCTGCTCCTCTGCCAAAAATCGAGGGGGTTTCCGAAGGATCTCCGGAATTATTCGATGCAAAAGGACAGTTCACCGGCACGCCAGCGGAATGGCGGGCTTTACGACAAGCAGGAAAAGTTTGACATTTGTTTAGAAGTATGTAATAACTTACAGTAACACATTCGGTTACTTCCGGTATCCGTCTTACGCCAACCTGAGCGACATCAGGGTTCAATCGTGTTGTCTCCATGAGAATGAGACAGAAAAAATCATTCTTAACCCTATGGAGACACTATGTCTAATACATTACTTACCATTAGCATGATCACGCAAGAAGCGTTGATGGTGTTGGAGAACGAATTAACGTTCACCGGCGAAGTCAATCGCGAATACGATGATCAATTTGCGGTGGTCGGCGCGAAAATCGGTAATACCGTAAACGTTCGCCGTCCTGGCCGCTTCATCGGTACAACTGGCCCAGCTTTGAACGTTGAAGATTTCAACGAAACATCGATTCCGGTCACTCTTACCACCCAGTTCCACGTCGATACTCAATTTACCACCCAAGATTTGGCTTTAAGTATGGATCGTTTCTCCGACCGGCTTATCAAGCCATCGGTTGCCGCAATTGCCAACAAAGTAGACCGTGATGGCCTTGTGATGGCGAAAAACAATACCGCAAATATTGTTGGTATTGCCGGAACAGCGCCGACTGGTTTGATTACTTATTTAACCGCTGGCGCATATCTAGATGCTGAAGGAGCGCCGCGCGATGGACGTAGAGCGGTTGTTATCGAGCCATTTACCTCGGCAACTATTGTTGACTCTCTGAAAGGTTTGTTCGTTCCAGATGCAAAAATCGGGGATCAATACCGTAAGGGTTTAATGGGTCGCGATTCAGGCGGAATGAATTGGAAAATGGATCAGAACGTTGTTTCTCATACATTCGGATCATGGGCAACCACGGCTGGAACATTAACCGTTAACGGCGGTAGCCAAGGTTTATCAACTGGCTGGGCCGCAACCTCTACCATTTCTCTGAACACAACCCAAACTCTGACGCTCCAACAAGGAGACGTTATTCAGTTTGCTAACGTTTTTGCGGTTAACCCACAAAACCGTCAGGCATATGGTTCAAATAAATTACGTACTTTTGTTGTAACCTCTGCTGTTACTGGCACCTCTGGCAACTTTAACGTTACGGTAACGCCGGCTTTAATTTACGGTGGCCAATTCCAAAACGTTACAGCTTCCCCTGCGGCATCAGCAGCAGTTACGCCTTTCTCAATTGCAACCGGCACAGCTAACGCTGTTGTCTCTCCTCAAAACATCCTCTTCCATCGCAATGCTTACACGCTTGCAATGGCTGATCTTGAATTGCCGGAGGGTGTGCATTTTGCCGGACGTGCGTCGGATAAAAACATTGGTTTGTCTATCCGCGTAGTCAGACAGTACACCATCAACAATGACGCGATTCCTACTCGTTTGGATGTTTTATACGGTTGGGCGCCGCTTTATCAAGAACTTGCTTGCCGTATTGCGGCTTAAGGAGAAATTAAATGGCTAATCCAAATACAGTAACAACCGATCACCCAATTGGTGGTGGAGGCTCGCCGTCTTACTTAGGCGCTCCTGGCGGAAAAGTTGGTTTCTTCCAAGACCCCTATGGTGTGGGTGCGGTATCTCAGCCATCAGGTAATAACCTGATTCCTCTTTTAAGAGGGCAACAAGCGGGTGTGATTGCAACTTATTCAACCACTCAATCGCCATCAGCAGTTAGTGCTAATACAACCTCTGAAAAAGCGATGACTGTGCAATCAGGCACAGGTGCTTCGATGCTGCTTGCAACCACAGATCTTTGCTATGTCAACAAACCTACCGCACAGGCAGGTCTTGGTATAGGGAACATCCGTGTTTCGGCGAGTAACACAGCTCAGGTAACAATGTCTAACTTCACTGGTGGTAGCATTACTCCAACAGGCTCTGAAGTTTATGGCATTGTTGCTATTCGTGGTATGCAGACAATTAGCGCAACGCTTTCGCCTGCCGCTGTAGCTGCAAACTCTGTTGTTGAGCAACAATTCACAATCACCCCTCCAACATCAGGATCAAATATCAACGTCGGTCTACCTGTTGGTAACTTGTTGCAAGTTGTTAAACCAACTTCTCAAGCCGGTCTTGATATTGTGGGCTGCCGTATTGTCTCTAACAACGTAATTGGTATCACGTTCGCAAACGTAACCGCATCCCCGATTACGCCGACCGCTGCAGAGTCTTACACATTGTTTTCTCTTAGCGGGTTAGACGCGATGAATAACAGTATTTTCTACGGATTTAACGTAGGTACTGTTGGCGCGATTGGTGCAGGTGTAGTGGCCACTGGTGGATCGACGACCTTAACCGGTCTTTTGGCAACTGATGTCATAACCGGCATTATGAAGCCAACCAACGGCGCTGCAGCTACCAACGCTGCATTTGTAATCAATGCAGTTCCTACCGCTAATACACTGACTTTATATTATGGCGGGATCGGCACTGGCGCGACACCAACGGCTTCCGAAGTTTATGGCGTACACACTGTTCGCCTTAACCCGGTAGCTCCGATGGTTCTCTACACACAAACATTAACCCCGGCTTCTGTGGCGGCTAATACCACTGCAGAGCAAACCTTCACCGTAACCGGTCTTATTTCCGGTACCCCGGTATGGGTTAACAAATCTTCTTGGACTAGCGGTCTTGGCATTTGCGGTGTTCGCGTATCGGGAACCAATACTCTTGCAATTACTTACTGCAATAGCACGGGCTCTGCTATTACACCTCCTGCCGAATCTTATGTGATAGGTAACTTCCAAGTTCCTCTGCCTGGCGCAGGTAACTGCGCGTATCAACTTGTTTCTCCTTCTTATAACCAAGCAGGAAACTTGTTAAACGGTATTGCCTCTGCATTAGGGCCAACCGCTTCTGGTGGTATGAACTTAATCAGCAACTCTTAATAAGAGCCCCTTCGGGGGCTTTTTTAGAAAGGAAATGTTATGCCAGGAACAATGATTCCGAGAGGAAATATTTTAAATTCATTTATCATCGCCCCTACTTTAACTCCTGTTTCTGTGAATGCTAATACCATCGCAGAGCAGAGTTTTACAATTCCAGGCCTTCAAGTAAATGAT